TGACGATGATACCTTGTACGACGATTACGATTCGGCAGATGATTCAACCTTTGTAGGAGACGACGAACCCGCTGAGAAGACAAAGCCGAAGAAGAAGACGCAGGAGGAAGAGGAGAAGGTGGAGGAGACTGCGACTTCTTCCCGTCAGGTTCACGGAATCACAGTTCCGTCTGGAATGCCGGTATCAGTCAAGATCCATCTGCACGCTAGGGTTGACGAAGATGAAGATGAAGACGACTACGAAGACGAAGATGATGAGGACGAGGACGAGGACGAGAACGAAGATGAAGATGAAGATGATGATGGTGATCGGATTCCGTCAGCGTTCATCCAGCATTTACTTGGTCGCCGTCTCATGTCCGGTGGACAGGGTCGTCAGCCCGTACTCATTATTCAGGGAGACGAAGAGGATGACGAGAGACGGAAAAAGAAGAAGAAGGACGAGGACGATATTCCTCTCAAGCTGTCTCGGAAGGAGCGAGAGTATCTCGAGGAGATGACGAAGACGACGCGTAAGGCCACGATCAAGAAGATGACGTTGATTTCTAAATTGATCAATGATTCCGATATCCCGTACAAGTTTCGGGCTCTGGAAACCCAAACAACCCCTAAGATCCAGAGTGAGATTATTCGCAAGATTGATGCGATGACGCGTATGGGATCCGACAGCGGCGAGGCTCAGAAAATGCGAAACTGGGTGGACGGAATTCTGCGTGTTCCGTTCGGGAAGCAGATCTCGCTGCCGGTAACGATGAAGGACGGTCCCGAGAAGTGCTCGAAGTTCCTGAACGATGCGTATTCCCAGATGGACAAGGCAACGTACGGTATGACGTCGGCCAAGACACAGATCATGCAGGTACTGGCTCAGTGGATTTCTAATCCCGCGTCCGTAGGTAACGTCATTGCGATGCGCGGGGCTGCTGGTGTTGGTAAGACATCATTTGCCCGTAACGGAATTGCCGGTGTTCTCCAGCGGCCTTTCATGTTCTTCTCTCTGGGCGGTGCATCCGATGTTGCGCATTACGTGGGCCATTCCTACACGTATGAGGGCTCGATGTGGGGTCGCATTGTGGATTCCATTATCCAGGCAGGATGCATGAATCCCGTCCTGTACTTTGACGAGCTGGATAAGGTATCAGGAACTCCTCACGGCGAGGAAATCACATCTATGCTCATCCACTTAACAGATCGGTCACAGAATTCCCAGTACCATGATCGGTACTTTTCCGGAGTTGACTTTGATCTGTCGCAGTGCTTATTCGTCTTCTCGTTCAACGACGAATCCAAGGTTCATCCAGTGCTCAAGGATCGTATGCGCGTCATCAACGTTCCGGGGTACAACGAGAAGGAGAAGAAGGTGATTGTCGCAAATTACGTCTGGCCAGATATCCTTCGTCATGCGGGGATTTCGCGGGAAGATCTGTCGGCGACCGAGGAGGCGGCCGAGTACATTATCAAGGAGTATTCGAACGGCGAAGAGGGAATGCGCAACCTCATTCGTGTCGTGGAAGCCGTAGTCTCTCGCGTCAATCTCATTCGCATTTCGGACGAGGCAGCCGCAAAGGCATATAAGTTCTACATCCCCGTAAAGTTCCCCATGAAACTAGAGAAGAAACAGATCGAGACGCTTCTCACCGATTTCAGTAGTGCCGTCCCCGAGCATTGGCGTTCATTGTATACGTAAACATCTGGAACAACAATACAAATGTCGCTCAAGGACGAGGCACAGTTCGCCAAGCGCCACATTCGTAATCGTTTTTCGCTTATGGTTCTCCCCCACGTCTCTGAGGGTATTTGGAGCGTGTACGAGAATGCTAGGACCATTTGCGAGAAGAATGACCAGATGGACCAGGTGCTCAAGACGTTTCAGAATCTCCTGACCCGTATCCCCGTTTGGACCGACGATGTTCTACAGACCGAGGTCAAGCGTATTGTAGCGGCCTCCAAGTGCTCGTATCTCGACGAGCTGCTCACGGGAGTTCTCCTCAGCTATCTCCGCGCATTCGCCGCGATCCAGTACCGGTCTACCCAGGACAGTGTAGAAGTAGAGTTTGAGCGCCCTCCTCTTCCCCGGTTCATTCACGAGTACTACAAGGAGGTGGCCCGGCGGTCTTGGGAACATGCTTACCTGTTCCGCACGATTGGTGTCCAGACAGAACAGCAGGCGCGCAACCGTAAGCAGATTGATGAGATTTTGGATGCGGCGTTTGATACGGTTCTAGACTCGTTCCTCCCATGGCAGTCAATTGTGAACACATACTTCTCCGTCCAGGATGCTCCCGCGCCGTCGGCGGACGTCATCCAGCCGACCAAGCTAGAGGATGATACTCCTCCCTCCGCTCCGGCTCTCGCTCCGACTCCTGTTTCTGCCCCTGAACCCGAGAAGAAGGTTGCGTTTGAGCGCGATGGCGATGACGACGACTCCGAGGATCTAGATGAGGAGACGGACGACGAGCATCCAAAAATTCATCTGTCTGACGAGACTCTCGAACTTGATCTCGGTGCGGTGGACGATGATGAGAAGAAGCCGGAGGTGGAGGATGGTGAAGTGAATCTGACCCCCGAGGAGGGCGAGGGGCTCGTTCTAAAAGTATAAACAAACCCACTTGAAAGTATCAAATAGATAAAGCATGCTCGACACCAATCTACTGATTATGATTGTTGTCGTTGCTGTCGCCGCGGTTCTTGTTTACATTGTGGAGCGCTATACCAAGAAGAAGCCGGTGGAGTGGACTGATGCCGCAAAGGTCGGTCTGCTCTCCGGCGCAGGTGCGGGTGGACTGCTGTACGCGGTCGGCGGAGATGTTGAGGCCGTGGTTACGTCCACGGTCACAACAGCGTCTACTGCCGTTCAGGATATGTTCGTTGGAAAACCTTCATTTTAGTTCGTGGGAAAGCCATTTATAAAAAACTACTTCTGAGTAGGATATAAATCAATAGAATGAACTGGTTCATGATCGCGTTCACCGCTGTCCTGTTCTACGCCCTGGTCCCCGGCGTTCTCGTCCGTCTACCCCCTGGCGGATCCAAGACGGTCACCCTCGCCGTCCACGCCGTCCTCTTTGCCCTTGTCCTCCACTTCACTCGCCACATTGCCGAGTCCTACCTAGGTCGCGAGGGAATGGCGACGAAGAAGGAGAAGGACGAGAAGGAGAAGGAGAAGGAGAAGGAGTAAACTATTTCAAGGTTCAATAAACAAACTTGACTCACCGGCCGGAGGTTTACCCTCAAAGAGATAGGGAGTACCAAACTTCTCTATCTGTTTCCGAGGAACCGCCGTGTCGCGGCAGTATCGCGCAATAGCCTTGTACAACTGGAATCCGCGATACCGTTCCGAGAAATCTCCGTTCTCAAAATCTCTGAACAGTACCGACTTTCCGTCAGGAAGAGTTAGCCACGACATGAACATCTTGAAGAGGGGGTTGGAACAGTATGCGTCGTCAGAAGGACCGTTCGGGAAACAGTCCCAGAACATTGAGGTCGCAAGGCGTACTAAATCAAACGACGGATTCGGCTTGACTTCAGGATACTTGGGATTGTAGAATGGAGAAATATTGTACTGTCCTCCGGCCTCTTCCTCCTGCTGGAACTGGTCAGAGATAAAGAACTTGGACTCCTTCATTTTCGGGAGCTTGACGGAAAATGTCGCGCGATCAAAATCTATGATCTTGATCAGTTTTCCGTACGTCGGAACACGATAGGTCTTTCCACCCATCCCGTAGTAGAAATACTCCTTGTCCGTTGGAACATACATCACGTTCATCACATGGAGATCGTTGTGTACGAATCCGAAAGACCGCTGAGCAAACGCCAACGCGAAAATCACCTGGGCCATCCACGCACATCGCTTGGGTAGATCAGAGTTCTCCTTGAAAAGTTTGTAGAGAGTTCCCTCGCACTTCTCCATTGCGGTCACCTGGACAGGAGCATCCTTGAAAATAGCATGAGCAAACGCTTCCTCCTCTTCCGGTTCTGAGAATCCTACACTCTGGTGCTCGTCATCACCCGAATCATCATCGGACTCTGAGTCTTCGGACGAACATGACCGAACATTGAAAATATAGTCGGTGGAACAGTCATCCGTACTCTCCTCCTCCTCGTCGTGCTCATCGTGTATACTGTCCGCCTCATTGTCTGCATCATAATTTGTGGGAATCACAGATGTTGATGGGGGAGACATAGGATCTAGTTCCGTGGCTCCTAGATCAATGTCTTCGGTAGGAACATCGGCAAATTGCAGGACTGGAACTTCGGGTTTCCGTAACCGTAGCTCAAAAAAGTGACCGATATTCTGGGAAAACCACGGACGGTCACACAGATCCTCGTAATCATCAGAAATATCTAGAACATGCTTTTCGGCCACCCCGGAAAACACTCCGTACACCCGGGGAAAGTGGGCACATACCGATTCCGACAATACCAGAGATGCAAGTGATCCGACGTAGGCGGCATTGTACGGTGACTGAATACGTAGAGGTTCTGTAGCTACCTCTCCAACATTCGGAAGACCGGTACCCGAATAATCGCCATGCATGACCCGGTAGGCTGAGTACAGCATAGTCTTCTTCAAATGAACTGGGGTCTCCGCTCCTCCGGCGTACACGGACGACTCACCGGTAATCGTTTGAATCGGAACCGCCGTTTTGATCCCGTAGTGGTGGGGGAGACGAACGTCCATCTTAAACAACTTTTCAATGGATGGAAAAAAAGGCTGGAGGCGGCGAAGACCCCAGTGTTTCTGCGCCTGTTCCTGCAGCCCCTGGATATTCGAATACTTATGGACATCCAATGGACTATTGGCTGTCCGTAGATCCGACATGGGTTTAGGCATTCCTACCGATTATGTTTACTTCTCTCCTTTTTGCTTCTTGCTGTACCGCAGCGTTCCATCTAGAATTGACCCCTCGGCGGGGAAGAGGAAATCAAAGTACGTTCCCAAGAATGTATCAAAAATATATTTGAGTTTATTGGTAAGATCCCCGAGGAAAATGAACATGGCGAACATGAAGAAAAGTCCCGCAGTGTACGAATCCACAAAATCCTCTAAACCCATCCGAACCGGGATAATGGGAGCAGATACGTTTATAAAATACACTAGCCAGAAGGCGACAATACCTATGATAGCTATTTCCACCGATACATCAAAGACCTGGTAAGATATGCCCTTCTCCTCCCACTCCTTGTTTTTATCGTTGTAGACGTCAAACAGGTAGTAGAGAACATACGACAGTAACGCACCGACAAGAGTATAGAAGACCGAAAAGATCGCAATATTTCCCGTCACCCTTACAGCATCTCCAGCCGATAACTTGATGGCGTGAACAGTGTAGGCATGGGTATTTTTAGCCATTATTTACTCGTGTGAAAATACTAATGAACTTCACGATCAGAAAGTTCAATATGGACGTCATAAAACAACGATGCGCGATGGATTCGCGTAAATCTCCGATGATCGTGATTATCGGAAAGAAAGATACGGGAAAATCGTTCTTGATCCGCGATATTCTGTTTCATAACCAAGACGCATTCCCTATTGGAACCGTGATTTCGGGAACGGAGGTGGCCAACCGCTTTTTCCAGGACATGGTTCCTTCCAAACTCATTCATGACAAGTACAAACCTGAAATTATCATGAACGTTATTCGTCGTCAATTAGCACTCAAACAACAACGTAATCTAACGAACGGGTCCACTGTTGACCCCCGCGCTTTCCTGATTCTGGATGACTGTCTTTATGACGCCACCTGGATCAAGGAAGAGTCGACCCGCTACGTTTTTATGAACGGGCGCCACGTAGACCTGTCTACCATGATCACGATGCAGTATCCTCTCGGCATTACTCCCAATCTCCGCACCAACGTTGATTTTGTCTTCATTCTTCGTGAAAACATTCTCGGAAACCGCCGTCGTATCTACGAGAATTACGCAGGTATGTTCCCCACCTTTGAGATGTTCTGCCAGTTCATGGACCAGTGCACGGAAGACTTTAACTGCCTCGTGATCTGCAATTCATCCTCCTCCAATAAGTTGGAAGACCAAGTGTTCTGGTACAAAGCATCAGATCACCCGCAGTTCCATATGTGTGCCGACTCTCTGTGGGCGGACAACAAACCTTTTATGTCCACGATGTTGGCGGCCAACGACTACAATCCCGACGCCCTGAATAACCGCAAGGGACCTTCCGTGTGGGTCAAGAAGGGCCAGTAAACGCTTTTACTCCCGCATAGCACCCTCCGCTGGGTGAACAGGCTTCGCGAGATCCTGCAGCTGGTTCTGCTCCGCCCGGCGCTTGGCGTTTTCCTCCTTCTGTGCCTTAATCGACATCTCACGCTCCTCCGCAAAGAACAGTTCACGGTTCGCCTCGTTCTCCTTGTACTTGCGCATGATCTCGTTGAGCTGGGAGTTCGCGTACTCCACGTTCTCCATCAGATGCTCGGACGGCTCCCACGGTAGCCAGCAGCCCATACGACCAATCATCAGATTGTCCTTGGGGTACTTGCGCTGAAGAACCTTGCACCACAGCTGCGCCTCCTCGTACGATGGGAATGCACGACGAACCTTGACGCCGCGGATATTGCACTGGAAACTGTTGGCCTTATCGAACGCCTCCTGCACCTCCTTCTCGTGCTTGAGGAGAAAGACCTGGTACTGCTCGGGGATATCCGACTTCTTGATCTCCTCGCGGTGCGTCTTCTCGAAATCATGGACATCCTTCATCACATCGTCGATCTTGAGCGAGTACTTCTTCGCAATGTAGTCGGCCAGATGCTCCAAACCCTTCACCTTGAAATCATAATCCGTCCACTGCATGAAGTGCTTGAAAAAGAAGTCCTGCTTGCGCTCAATCACCTTCTCGGGCGAGATGAAGGACACAATCACATAACGCTGGTTAGGAAGCTCGGGGTCCTCGTCGAGGTAGTCCACCACGCCGTCATCGTCCGTCTTCGGGAGTTCAACCTTCTTGGGTCCAGAGCTCATTTATACTTCCTAACAACGCTTGTTAAAACACTTTTTTCCCGCGTAGATACAAACAAACAAATGTGGGCGATGATGGTGTATGCGGCTGTTCTCTTCTACCTCCTGACCCCCGGTGTCCTCGTCCGCCTGCCTCCCGGTGCATCCACCATGACGGTGAACCTCACCCACGCCGTTGTATTTGCGGTTGTATTCTGCTACACCCACAAGCCTGTATGCGCACTTGTCGGCAAGTAATTTAGGCTTTCAGTAGAAAGATTTCCACAACAGTCAAGACAAGACCGACATACTGTATCGGCTTCTCTAGACGGTCTCCTAGAACGATGTAGGCCTCCGCGCTTTCTGTTCTCTATTTAGTGAATTTCAAGATTAGGACACCTCCTCCGATCATCGCAATCGCAAGGTAGTCGTGGAGGTGCAGCGTTTCCTTAAAGTAGAAGACTCCCACCGTCGTCGTCGCCATAACCGACAGGCCCGACCACAGTGCATTGGTGAAGGCCATACCGGTAAGCTTGAACGTCTGGATCAACACCAGACCAACCATCGAATACAAAAATACGCCGAGGATGTAGAACCGCCAGTCTTCAATGGACGACTTGAAACAGCTCATCGCACATACTTCCAGGGACACGATGACTAGAACGTATAAAATAATAACTATGTAGCTCGACAACATCTTTACTTCTTCGCCTCGTCAAAAAATCTCCTTTATCAAGTATAAACCAAGATGGCCGCCACACAAGCCCCCGCCCCGTCCCTGGGAATCGATGTTGCCGACCTGGTCAAGCGCCTAGTCAAGTACGCCCTGGAGGGCCTCGCCGTCGCCGTTGCGTGCTACCTGCTGCCGGGCAAGAAGCTCCGTGTCGATGAGATCGGCACGATCGCCCTCACGGCGCTGGCCGTGTTCGCCATCCTCGATATCTATGCCCCGTCGGTCGGCTCGTCCGCGCGCACGGGTGCTGGATTCGGCATTGGCGCCAACCTGGTCGGTTTCCCCGCTCGTCTATAAACAGACTTCGCCATAGCCCGCCTGTAAACACCCGCTTTACAGCCAACCCGATCTAATATATAAGAAGAATGTTCCGCTTGAACGGTAAGTGGTATACCGTTTCCCCCAAAGCAGGTGAACCCGAGCGCCAGACACATATGATTATGTGGAAACTGGCTTCAGGTACCCCTGTCCACCAAGCCTATCGCGAGTGGTATGCTCGTGAACGAAAAATAACGTCTGGTCTCTATCCCAAATGATGAGTACCGCCCGCGCCACCGCCAACGAGTTCATGAAAACCGGACTTATTGCCGGAGGATTTACTCTTGCGATTCTTGTCCTGTTTGTCGGAGTGTACTGGCTCGTTCGCGGATTCCCTCCCGCCTCACGCATGGTGCTCCAGGAAAGCCCCACCACGGTTGCCGTAGACCCCGGAAAGGCTCACATGCTATTTTTCTATACGAAATGGTGCCCTTATTCCCAGGAAGCCGAGCCGGAGGTCAAGAGTCTTCAGTCTCTAGTGAAAGACTACAAGTACGGCGGAAAGGTGGTGGATGTCCAGTTCATTAATTGCGAGTCCGATAAGAAACAGTGCAGCCAGTACAAGGTAGATTCCTATCCCACCTACAAACTGCAGACCACGTCCACGACGTATGAGTACCTGGGTCCTCCGAAGGTGGAGGTTCTACGCCAGTTCCTGGTTTCGGCACTGGGACCGGAACTCGCGGTACCGGGTACGACCGATTGCGATAAACATCTCCACAATCTCCTCCGATTTCCAGCCACTGAACAGCTTGGTA